CTGGCGAGTCTGAGGCTATGAAGAAGAAGCGGGCTAGCTTTAAGGCTCGTCACGGTAAGAACATCAAGAAAGGTAAGCTTAGTGCTGCCTATTGGGCTGATAAGGCTAAGTGGTGATATCTGATGCCAAGTTCTAAGAACTACAAAAGAGACTACAAGCGTGAGCGTGAGCTTCAGTCAACTCCTTCTGAGTTAGCTAAGAATGCTTCTCGCAAGCGTGCTCGTCGTCTACTTGAGAAAGAGGGACGGGTATCTAAGCATGATGGCAAAGACGTAGACCACGGCAACCGTAATCCTCTAGATAACTCCAAGAAGAATCTTAAGGTTAAGTCTAAGTCGTCTAACCGTAGCTTCTCTCGTAAGAGCAACGCTAGCAAGTACGCCAAGGTTGGGGCATCTAACCCCGGTACACAGAAAAGGAATAAGTAATATGATCTTCAAGGCTTATGAAAAAGAGTTGAACAAAGCTGGGTACTTTATCTCAGCTGACCAGATTGTCAATGTCCGTGGTGACGTCATGGGCCAGATGGACCCCTATGGTCAGTTTCAGTCCAGGGACAATGAACTGATGGTCCTCATCTGTAAAGCAGCACAAGCTGAAGCACAAGCTAAGATGAAGGCTGAGGAAGAAGCTAAGAAGCCTGTTAAGAAAGCTGTAGCTAAGAAGACTGCTTGGAAAGAGTAATCAATGGCTAGTAAAGACTACAGCACTTTCTTTGAAAGCATCGTCGTCACCAGTACATCAGCTGGGGCGGGGGCTGATGTCGTGTACACTGTCCCTGCTAAGCATGACGCAGAGATAACCTTCCTTAACTGTACTAACGGTTCAACAGTAAACACACTTAGTGTTCAAATCTACCACCTCGACGACGCCGCGTACCATTACATCCTGCGGGAGACGTCAATACCTGATAACGAAACTCGGGATATTGTCACGAGTGCTAGGCTCTACCTACACGCAGGTGATAAGGTGGTCTCCTATAAGACTGGAGGGACCTTTGACGTATCCGTTTCTGGTAAAATCTTCTATAACCCAACGAGGACTGTATAATGGCTAAGCGCGAACTAACAGACAAGCAACAACTCTTCCTGGACGTACTCTTTGAGGAAGCAGAAGGGGACCCCCTTGTCGCTAAGAAGCTAGCTGGATACTCTAACAACGTACCTACTTCTTCTGTCACAGCCTCTCTCGCAGATGAGATTACTGAGCTTACACGTAAGTTCATTGCTCAGAGCTCGACTAAGGCTGCGTACACCATGTTCAAGGTAATGGGTGCATCCGACATGCTGGGTGCTAAGGAGAAGATGGCAGCTGCTAAGGACTTGATGGACCGTGCAGGTTTCGTTAAGACCGAGAAGGTAGAAGTCTCTACGACTGAACCAGTCTTTATTCTTCCAGCAAAGCGGTCCGCAGAAGACTAGCACTTGACAAACAATAACACATGTGATATAAGTATGGCTCGTAAACAAGCTCCAACAATGAAGAACATTCCACCACGTCAAACTTGGCGTATCCCTAAGAGAGGGGATAAGGGTGAGTGGTACCCTATTGTACGAGTAGGTCGACATATCCCTTTTGGGTATGAACAAGACCCTGAGGACGAATTTGTTCTCCAGCCAATCCCATCAGAACTAGAGATGTTAGAGCAAGCTAAGAAGTACTTAGCTGAGTACAGTCTGCGTATGGTAGCCCGTTGGTTGACCGAGCAGTCAGGTAGGTACATCTCCCATGTAGGACTTAATAAACGTGTCAGCATCGAATCCAAAAGGAAGAAAGCAGCCAGCAACCATCGCGTCTATGAAAGGCGCTACAAAGAAGCCGCGAAGAAAGCCCTCAAGCTTGAAGAAGACCGACTCGGTGGAAAAGGTACAAGAAACCTCGACACCAAAGATGACTCGGGTACCGGCGACAGCTAAGCCTGAGCCGATCGATGTAGCTAAGGCTCAAGAGATTATCTTTGCACCAAACCCTGGTCCCCAGGAAGACTTCCTAGCTTCATGTGAGCAGGAGGTCTTGTACGGTGGTGCAGCTGGTGGTGGTAAGTCCTACGCGATGGTAGCGGACCCTGTACGTTACTTCAATAACCCACACTCTCGTGGACTGCTGGTACGTCGTAGTACAGAAGAACTACGTGAACTTATCTCAGTATCTAAACAGCTGTACCCAAAGGCCATCCCAGGTATTAAGTTTATGGAGAGAGACAAGACATGGGTCGCACCTAGTGGTGCTACTCTCTGGATGTCTTACCTTGACCGTGACGACGACGTAATGCGATACCAGGGTCAGGCCTTTAACTGGATTGGCCTAGACGAGATGACCCAATGGCCGTCTCCTTTTGCTTGGAACTACATGCGCTCCCGCCTACGTACGACTAAGGCCTCAGGTCTTCCTCTGTACATGCGAGCTACAACCAACCCAGGTGGCCCTGGTCACTTCTGGGTTAAGAAGATGTTCATCGACCCAGCGTCAGCTAATACTTCCTTCTGGGCTACAGACGAGTCCGGTGAGACTATCCGGTGGCCTAAGGGTCACTCGAATGAGGGGGCACCCCTTTTTAAGCGTAGGTTCATTCCTGCTAACTTGTTCAACAACCCGTACTTGTCAGAAGATGGTATGTACGAGGCTAACTTGCTCTCAATGCCTGAGCATCAGCGTCGACAGCTGTTGGATGGTGATTGGAGTATCTCAGAAGGTGCTGCCTTCTCTGAGTTCAACCCTAAGGTGCACGTAGTAGAACCTTTTGACATTCCAAGTGAATGGTCTAAGTTCAGGGCGTGTGACTACGGCTACGGCTCTATGACAGCTGTACTCTGGTTTGCTGTTACTCCATCTGAGCAGATCGTAATCTACCGTGAGCTCTACTGCAGCAAGGTCACAGCACAAGACCTAGCTGGACTAGTACTCGAGGCTGAACGTGGTGAGAAGATACGTTACGGTGTCCTTGACAGTTCGCTCTGGCACAACCGAGGAGACACTGGTCCCTCCCTTGCTGAGCAAATGATTCAAAGAGGATGTCGTTGGCGTCCATCAGATCGTTCCCGTGGCTCTCGTATTGCTGGTAAGAACGAAGTTCACCGACGACTACAGGTTGATAGCTTTACAGAAGAACCTCGTATCGTATTCTTTAACACTTGCCGAAACATCATCTCAGAACTCCCGTCTTTGCCCCTAGACAAAAACAACCTAGATGATGTAGATACTAAGAGTCCTATCGACCACGGCTACGATGCCTTGCGGTACGGGCTTATGACACGTCCACGCAGCAGTCTATTTGACTACGACCCTAATTCACAGAGATCAGGCTTCCAAGCAGCTGACTCCACCTTCGGATACTGATAAGGACTTACAATGAATATGTTTGAAGACGATCAAGAATCAACTGAGTACAATATGGAAGAATCAGAATCCTCCCACATCTCGGATATCGACGAGGGTGAAACTACGGATTCGTCTGTTGGTACTGTTGTAAGCTTTGTCACAGAGCGGTTTAAGAAGGCTGAGAACTCCCGTCGTCAAGACGAGGAGCGTTGGGTCCGCTCATACCGCAACTACCGAGGCCTTTACGGTCCAGATGTTAAGTTTACATCGACTGAGAAGTCTCGCATCTTTGTAAAAGTGACTAAAACAAAGGTACTAGCAGCCTATGGCCAGCTAGTCGAGGTGCTCTTTGGTAACAATAAGTTTCCAATCTCCATTGATCCTACAACTCTGCCTGAAGGTATTGCAGAAGCAGTACATTTTGAGTCCAATCCCGAGATGCAGAAGGCTAAAGGAGGGGTATCAGGTCAACCTGAAGCTAAATTATCTCCTGAAGATGCTAAATTGCGCCCAGGTGAGACCATTATGGACCTCCAGGAGCGCCTAGGGGGCATGAAGAGCACTCTAGAGCCCGTAGCAGACCTCTTGAAAGAGGGTGAAGGACGTACAGCGTCTGAAATGACGTTCCATCCAGCTCTATTTGCTGCTAAGAAGATGGAAAAGAAGATTCATGACCAGCTGGAGGAGTCAAACGCCTCTAAGAAGCTACGTACAGCCGCTTTTGAGTGTGCTTTGTTCGGAACTGGCATCATGAAGGGCCCTTTTGCTGTAGATAAGGAGTATCCCCACTGGGATGACGAGGGTACGTATAAACCTCGCATTAAAACTGTACCAGCATGTGACTCAGTCTCTGTCTGGAACTTCTACCCTGACCCAGACGCGAACAATATGGATGAAGCTGAGTACGTAATCGAACGTCATAAGATGTCTCGGTCACAACTACGTGCTCTTAAGCGCCGTCCCTTCTTCCGTGACAACTCGATCGACCTTGCTATGTCGTACGGGGAGTCCTACACCAAAGAATGGTGGGAGCAGGCGATGGAGGACGACTCACAGGAGACTCAGACAGAGCGTTATGAGGTTCTGGAGTTCTGGGGCTTTGTAGATCGTGAAGTCCTGGAGGATCACGATGTAGACATTCCACGTGAACTCCGTAAGTCTGATCAACTTAACGTAAACGTATGGGTCTGTAACGGCCAGGTCATCCGTTTGGTTATGAACCCGTTCAACCCACAGATTATCCCGTACTACGCTGTTCCATACGAGGTAAACCCTTACTCCTTCTTTGGTGTGGGTCTTGCTGAGAACATGGACGACACTCAAACACTTATGAACGGCTTTATGCGTATGGCTGTAGACAACGCTGCCCTGTCTGGTAACCTTGTCTTTGAGGTAGATGAGAATAACCTGACTCCTGGTCAAGACCTCGAGATTTACCCAGGTAAGGTCTTCCGTCGTCAAGGCGGTGCCCCAGGCCAGGCTATCTTCGGTACATCCTTCCCTAACGTGTCTAACGAGAACATGCAAATGTTTGACAAGGCCCGTGTACTAGCTGACGAGTCCACAGGACTGCCTAGCTTTTCACATGGACAGACAGGCGTATCAGGTGTTGGTCGTACAGCTTCTGGTATCTCTATGCTTATGTCAGCAGCCAACGGTTCTATCCGTACTGTTATCAAGAACGTAGACGACTACCTGCTTGGTCCTATCGGTAAAGCCTTCTTCTCCTTCAACATGCAGTTTGATTATGATCCTGAGATCAAAGGGGACCTAGAGGTTAAAGCTCGTGGTACTTCCTCTCTGATGGCGAATGAAGTACGTAGCCAACGTCTCATGCAGTTCCTGCAGGTTGTACAGAACCCAGCCTTGGCTCCGTTTGCTAAGATGGACTACGTTATCCGTGAGATCGCTGAGTCAATGGACCTCGACCCAGACAAGGTTGCTAACTCAATGAGTGAAGCAGCAGTTCAAGCTGAGATTCTTAAGAAGTTCCAAGAAAAGAACCCACCCCCTGAAGCACCACAAGGTGCCGAAGGTGCACCTGGAGGGGTAGACCCGACGGGCGCAGGAGGCGGTACCATTGGTACAGGGCAAGCCCCTACCCCTGGTGAGCCAGGCTTCTCGGCTAACACCGGTGAAGGTGGTGGAGGAGGTCTTGAAGCCTCTCTGGCCTCTTACCTAGGTGGTGGTGGTCAGTAATGGATGCTAAACTCCTAGCTACTATCATTGCTGTCGCAAAGAAGGAGGCGTCTGCTAACTCAGTGGACATCTCCAACTTGCAACGTAAGGTAGAGGAACAGCTTAAAGAGTTTCACGCGCGTAGTCCTATCCTAGAAACACCTACCTTCTCCGTCAAAGATGGTTGTCTCTGCTGTAAGTGGTCTTCAGGTCTCGAGCTTAACTTCGGTAACATCGTAGGACCACAGGGTCCACAAGGCATCCAAGGTCCACAGGGTATCGCCGGTACCAACGGCAAGGATGGACTTAATGGTAAAGACGGTAAAGACGGTAAAGATGGCCGTGATGGTAAAGATGGTAAGGCTGCAGCAGCTGGTCGAGATGGTGTAGACGGTAAGGATGGCCGTATGGGCCCTCAGGGGCCCCGTGGAGCGCCAGGTCCAGTCGGTCTGCAGGGTGAGGCAGGGAAAGACGGAGAAGCCGCTGAGAGGGGCTTACAGGGGCTCCCAGGGTTAGACGGCAAAGACGGTGATGATGGAGTCGGTATTGAAAAGGCTTGGGTAGATGATAATTACCACTTGACTTTACGTCTGACTTCTGGTAAAGTAATAGATGCTGGTTACGTAAGGGGTCAACCCGGTGCCAGTTCCGGTAAAGGTGGTAGAGTAACAGGCGGCTACACAGGTGGTGGTTCTGGCTCCAACTTTTACGTAGTTAGTTCGTATTATAACGAAGCAGGTGAACTGCTCATTGTTAACTCAAACGGTAGCACTATCAACGCGGGTATCCCGGACTATGCTACCCCAGACTCAGAACAGACGCTAAACTCAGCCCCTCTGTTTATTCAGAACGAAACCCCCGAGACAAATCAAGATAAGTATATGTGGATACAGACGGGTATCGGAGTCAACAATGACTTCTCCTTCTGGTTCACTGACCCTAACTGCTAAGGAATGTAGACAATGACAATGATTACAGATGGCACTGGTAACAATTACCGTGCTGGTGTTACCGCTAGTAACCGTGTCCTGACAGACACTAAGTCTCAGACAGTGTTTGAGTTTCAAACAGAACTAGGTAACGCCTTTAACCTGAACACGGAGGATATCACTATCCCAACAGGTGTTACAGGTGACCAAGGTCTGTTGTATGTTAAGAACAACGGTACCTCTGACTTGGTTCTTTTGGGTTGGTTCATCGGTATTCGTAATGCAGATCGTACTTCCGCAACAGATGAGACTAACTTGTTCAAGCTGATTCCTAATCCAACTGGCGGTACACTCCTCAGTGACGCTGAGCCAGCTGTAGAAGTTAACCGTAACATTGGTTCTTCCACTGTTTTTGATATCGATACCTATAAAGCGACAGGTGGTGGTAAGACAGTAACAGGAGGCAGTCAAGCCGTATTGTACCAATACCACACAACTGGGCGTACCTTTGGTTCGGTTACTCTCGCAGTACCTCGTGGGCAGTCCCTAGCTATTACAGTCGATACGTACGGCGCTGGATTTGATATCTACACAGGGTTTACAGGGTACCTCGGCTGATGTCAGGTAGTCTAGTAAACGCCTTCGGTAAGATCACCTTAGAAGAAACTCAGACAGACAACCGAGAGTTGCTAGAAGAGATTCTTATCCAACTGAAGATGATGAATATCCACTTACAACATTTAACAGATCAGAATATACGTAGAGAAGACGTAGGAGAAGAATTATGATAATCGAATCAGGCTCAGGTAACGGTAAGGTAGCACAGGTCGACGACGATAATCGTCTTCTTACTGCTTCGTTTAATATCCCATTCCAACACCTACTTGCTAAAGACTACAACAAGACATTCCAGGTGTTTGGTACAGCTACGTTGGCCAATGGTACCGTGACCCCGCTGCACGTCAAGAACAACTCGTCAGACAAGGTGTACGTTATTACGTATATGCGTTGGCAGATCATCGACCAGGCAGGTGGTACAGCTATCCCTAACGCCTCTAACTATATGACGTTTGGGTACGGACCTACATACTCAGCTAACGGTTCTTCGGTAGCACCTGTGAACCTGTCCTCTGGTAGCAACGTAGTCTCTTCTTTGGTTGTTTATGATTCGAATCCAACTCTGTCTGGCTCTTCCACAGTGTTTGATCGTCATTACCCTAAGGCAGAGGCTGACATGTACTCCTACAACAAGGAAGGTGCAGCACTGCTTCTCCCAGGCTCTACCTTTGCAGCCCAGTACGTAGGTGACCATACCTCCGGTCTTGTATACACACGTATGTCACTGGCAGAGGTCGGTCTTAACGGGTACTCAGGCTAATGGCTGGTAGCTTCAAACTAATAGGTGCCAACGATAAAGTAGTATCTAGCGTACACACACCGTCTGAGTCAGGTCTAGGCAACTTACCTGGCTTAGTCGCGTACACACATAGTTTGGAAACAGGTACACCACTCCTGGAGTTCTTTGCAGATGAGACCGGTTCCATTAACCAAAACATCAACGCCTCAGGGTCTGGTACCCTCCTGACTGCACACGACGGTGGGGACACAACTCTTTGGACTGCTAATGCTGAGGCAGGCACCTGGGACTTTGCGTCTACCACACAAGCTAATACAGGTTCTCAGTCGATCGAACTAGGTACACGTAACGGTGATACTGCTTCTTTCACTTGGCCTAGTCCTGGTGACTTGTTTATAGGGGGTTTCACTTCTCTCCGTGGTTATATCTTTGTGACTTCCTGGCCTAACAGCGGTAGCAAGGACGTTACCATTCAGCTTCATTTGAACGGGGCTTCTATTGGTACCTCAGTAAATCTATCTGCCTATATTGATACTAGTCTTCAAGACACTTGGCAGCTGTTTGAGATTCCTCTTGTGGAGTTTCAGACAATCTCCTCGTCTTTTGACGCTGTCTGGGTGTCGATGGTAGACGCTGGTCAGGGCGCAGCCCCTTCCGGTTTCTTGGATGATATCGCCTTTGTTCAAGCAGGTACAGGTGGTGTGGCTACATTCAAGATACAACCCCCTCTTGATGAGGTATGGGTTATTAACCGTATCAAGTGGACGTCTGTAGCAACCAACTCGTCTATCAAACCTTCAGAGTTCTTTGGTATCGCAGGGTTGACGAATGGTTACCAAC